GTTGGTATACCATTGGTATCCATTTGGTTGTCAGTTGGTATACCATAATCAATCATAGGTACTCCATCATCTTCCTTTAGTGTGTACGCTTTATCTTTTCTGATATTCAACAATTCACGTTCAGGAACGCTACTGGCTTTGTACCTATCATTTCTGATGTAGTTGTGTATCTTCCAATCTTTGATTACAACTACACCGCTTTCAAAACCAATTAAGTATTGTTTAGCTATTAATATTTTTAGATCATCAGCACTTGCACTTAATGTTCTTACAATGCTTTTAGGGTTACTGATAAACCCATCATCATCCGCTCTAAGTAACAGGTGGAAATACAAACATTGACAACTGGTAGGCATATCTAAGAACATATCTGTTTCTATAATGGACTTTGCCATCATTCTTCTTTCTGCCATTCACTAACCTTTCCTAATAATTCATCAATCGCTTCACGTAAAAGAGGGTTTAATGCAGCACACACAACATTTTCTAGCATTTTATATTCATCGATTATGTCTTGATGGTAATTTTTATCCCCTTGCTTGTTTTCAAAGTACATAATTCTAGTACTAATCAATGCTCTTAACATTTCTAGTTTTTCATATTCACCCAATCGGTCTTTATTCATAGTGTTTCATCCTTTCCTTAACGATTTCTTGTAATCGCTTTCTAGTTTCTTTAGCAAACACCCCATGTGCTATTGGTATGTGGCAATGCACACACAAGCAAGCTAAGTTATCCATTGTGCTTTTACCTAACTGTGAACGGAATACAATGTGATGTATCGATATACCATCATGACCGCCACACAGTACACATGAGTAGTTATCACGTTCAAGCACTTTAGGTCTATTTTGTTTTAGTAGTTTTTCATCTTCACGTTTTCGCTTGTTCACTCTCCCACCCCTCTATGAGTGATTGAATGTATTCACTAGGTTCTAACTTGATACCTAGTTGTTCACATTCATCTGTTAGACAATCAATCAATCGTGCCATTTCTGAAGTTGTATATACCGATGAGCCGTGGTAACACATTATGTTGTGATACCCTTTTAGACTTTGGCATTCGCCAGCATCTTCCGCTAACCAGCCTAGTCCATGCCCTTGCCATATCTGAATATATCTCTCTATGGCATCTTCACGCACAGGTACATAACTAAAGTGGCTACAATCTTTGATTGCTTTTCGGTACACATCCTCTTTTGATGTGTACCCAGTCTTACTTAGTTCTTCCGCTATCTTCTGACAAAGAACCCAGCAGTATGCATTAGCGTTCATACTACGTGATTTTGATTTCTTTTTAATCTCAATCACGTATTCTTTATCTTTATCTAATTTCGCTAGATCATTGTCATGTGGTGCTGGTATTACTACCATTACACCTAGTGGCGAACGTAACAATTCAATACCTTTTACGCTCCATTTCATCGTTTAGCGTACCTTTGAGCATTAACCCAATTAAGCGCTTGCTGATAGTGTTCTTGTGTCATGTCTTTTGACTCATTAACTTTTAACGTTTCTTTTAGATAATGTTTCAAATCATCTTCGCTAATACCACCTTGTGTGGCTCTAGCTTTTAGCGTTTGCCAGTTGTACACAGTTTCTTGTGTTTGTTGTACTGGTTTTTTGCTATTGTCCATGGTGTCAGCATCTTTCGTATCATCGATACATAACAACGCATTGAGTGCGTACTTTCTAGCGTAAGATGATGTAGCACCTGTAATTTGGCTTTCATCCATACCTTTCTTTGTATCAGGTTCTCTTGCATATGCAGTCGCACTTACAATCTCTCTACCATCCGTAATTTTTGCGGTAGCTTTCACATAGTATCGCTCACCAATTTGTACAATTTCATCATCAATGAGAAGTGCTAAGTTGTGTTCTTTTAACAATGGTTTAACACCCTCTAAAATATCTTCACAACTGCGATAGTTGTATTTGCCAAAGGAATTGTATTGTCCTTTAGGTGCTTTCAACTTATGTTGAATATCACCAACCCTTTGATTTAAAACTACTTGGCTATCAGTTATTTTTTCTATGTTTTCCATGTTTCACCTAACCAATCTGTAAATTCATGTGTTTTTCAATTCTTGCACCAGCTACTTCTTGTTCATTCTTGATAGCTTTCTTGATTGCTACTTTGTCTGCTGCGATTGTTACTTTCCTAAACTCATCAGGTAGTGCATCCAAGTTATCAATCTCTACTGTTTCGCTTTCTTTGTAGTAGCATTTGAATTGTCCAACTTTCTTTTCTGTTAGTTGGTTTTCTTTCATGACATGATCAATGTTATTCTTCAATCGTTCTGTCATATTTTCCAAAATCTTAGCTTTAGCACTTAGTCGTTTGGACTCATCCTTAAACGCTTGAATATCACCTTTTAGGTTACGGATAAACATTGCAGTATTTTCGATTTTTTCATCGATGCTGCAATCTAACATATCCAAAGTATCTTGGATGGCTTGCATATCCTCTTCGGTTTCAGCCACCTCTAACATCGCTTGCAACTCTTTATAATCTTTATTTAGTTCATATAAACTTGGCATTCAAAATCTCCTTGTGTTAAAATACAAGTAGAGTATTTTCCAATACCTCTACACAAAGTCCGCTGAAACTTCTCACTTTTCACTAGCGGACTTTTTTATTTTCATAAATCTTACATTCATCTAGCCAATAGCTGGTTAATAGCCATGTGGTTATACCTAACATCATTTGTAAAAACCCAGTCCATAAGCCTATTCGGTCTAGTTCTATACTTCCTACTGCACCAATAGCAAGTAACCCTGTTATTGTTCGTAGTGCGTAACATAGTTTAATCATTACTCACCACCCTCTTTTCGCTAATGCATCAACAACCATTTTCGATGCACTATCGCAATCCGATTTAAAAGCATTCCATGCGAAATCATATGCTCTTTTTTGTTCAGATACGCTTAGTTCTTCGCTTTCAATTCTTCTAACCCAACTTTCCGCATCTCTTTTGAAATTCAATCGTACGTTTATTACAATCACTCCTTACTTTTGACCCTTTATCTTTTTTCCATTTTTGGAATTCAACTTGGTTTTTAGGATTTTCGTAAAACTTGTAAATTTCTTCTATAAATAACCTCACTTTCTCACTCCTCTTTGATGAGTTCGCCAATAGGTACACCGAAACAATCAGCCAACTTTTGAAGGCTCGTAACACTTGCACCATTTTTGCCGTTAAGCCACTGGCCTATTGCGGCTTGTGAAATACCAGTTTTCTTTGACAGTGTATAAGCTGTCATGTCTTGGTCTTTCATGAGTTGCTTGATTTTTTGCAAATTCATTGATTATCACCTCGCTTTTTGCTAAAATCAAATTACTAAGTATTTATTTAGTATATGCACCGCTTTTACATTGCTATGTATTTGCGTTACCCTGTGATTACATAGTACTACGCATATGCTAGTAATTCAATTAACTCACCATAAAAATAATTAAGAATTACAGTTTTATTTTTAACTTTTTATAAACAGGTGGATAAAATGGCATATGACCGCATATTCGAGATAATGAAAGAAAAGGAATTAACGGCTTACCGAGTGTCAAAAGACACAGGAATATCACAGGCCTCATTAGCTGATTGGCGAAAAGGTAGGTCTAAACCTAAAATTGATAAGTTGCAAAAACTATCCGAATACTTTGGTGTATCAATCCAATATCTAACAGGGGAAAGCGATCAGATTGATGATACTCAACAAATGCAAGCACCAAACGGATACTATGTAGACAAAGAAACAGCCGAGTACGCTGAAATGTTACGTACTCGGCCAGGTGCCAGACTTCTATTCTCGGCTGCGAAAGACATCTCAAAAGACGATTTACAAAAAGCCGTGGAATACATTGAGTTTTTAAAATCTAAAAACAAATAATATTAGGGAGTGTGTTGTATTGGTAGTGAATATAATTTACTGCGATTTACCATGTGTTAAGGCTATATCAGAAGAAACGGAAGATATAGATACACATAATATATATGTGAATAAAAACTTGCCACATGATAAAATGAAAGCAGAAATACGGCATGAGCTATCGCATATCATTAATGATGATTTCTATTTAGATAGCCATGTTAATTTAGTAGAAGAAATGGTAAGGCGGTATGATCTAAAGGACGAAAGTCTAACAGATGATATTAACTTCTACCATCATTTCAAGTAAGGGAGACAGGAAAATGAAAAAGACTTTAGTATTATTAACGGCATTATTGGCACTATCTACTACCTCAATGGCGAAAGATATCGTATCTCACGAGGAATTTAAGGCATTAGACGGAACAAAAGTTTTAGTGCATTATGACGATGGTACATCTGAATTGATGGACGAACAGGATTTTCTAAATGCTACCATCTCTATGACACAGGAAGAAATGGACGATTTGCACAAGGTAGATAAAGGCACACAAGATGCACTAAAAAGAAGAATGGAAGAAAACGAACGCTTTAGAACGATGTAAATAAAAAAAAGAGCCACCTACACAGGTGGCTTTATTTGTAGAGAGGATTAACTATGGAATTATCAAAAGGTGTAATATACGCTAGATATTCATCAGACAAACAACGTGATGAATCAATAGAAGGACAAATAAGAGAGTGCAAGGAATATGCAGAGCGTGAAGGTATTGTTATCACTCATATATACACAGATAAAGCATTATCAGCACGTACAGACCACCGCCCAGAGTTCCGCCAAATGATTGACGATGCAAAGAAACATAATTTTGAATATGTTATTGTATACCAATTAGACCGCTTTAGCCGTAGCCGTGAGGATAGTGCCGTATACAAGTCCATTCTAAAACGTAATGGTGTTAAGGTGATAAGTGCAAAGGAAAATATCAGTAGCGACCCAGCTGGCATTATCCTTGAATCTGTATTAGAAGGCATGGCGGAATATTATAGTGCAGAATTGGCTCAAAAGGTTAGACGTGGTATGACTGACAATGCATTAAAAGGCAAGATGAACGGCACACCTACACCGCTAGGCTATGATAAGACAAATGACAATTCACTCATCATTAACAAACACGAGGCCAAAATAGTAGAACGTATCTTTGAAATGTACCTAAAAGGACACTCTATCCCCTCTATATGCTCGTTTCTAAACTCCAAAGGGTATTTATCCAAGAAAGGCGGAAAATTCTCATATGCGGTAATTAGACGCATTTTAAGCAATGAGAAATACATCGGCATCATGAAATGGAACGACATTATAGTAGAAGATGCTATTCCTTCTATTATTTCAAAAGAAATATTTGATAAAGTGCAATCAGCGAATAGCCGTAGAATTAAATTAAAGGCATCTAGGAGCGAGTTTTATAATCTATGCGGTAAATTATATTGCGGAAAGTGTAACGCTCATTACGTAGGCTCTACGGCAACTTCTCGTAGTGGAGAAAAGCATTACTATTATGTGTGTAACAATAGACGAAAACATCACACTTGCGATGCGCCAAATCTAAAACGTGAAATAGTTGAGGATATCGTAATCAACCAAACACTTGAGATATTGAACCAACCGAATACTATCGAGCAATTGGCAGAATTAGCCATCAAAGCTAATAAGGATATGATGAGTACAAGTGAATTAGAATTACAATCGATTAATGATCGTATCGAACAATTGCAATCAGAATTAGATAATTACATGAAAGCAATTGCCAAAGGGTTCATATCAGATACGTTACAAAATCAAATAGAGAAAACAGAGGCGGAATTACAAGACCACATGACACACCGTGCGAACCATGAAATGGCAAGCAATCAAATCCAATTAACTGCAGAGCATATAGAATTCTTTCTACACAAAATGGCAAAAGAAAACCCTACCACCAAGCAAGGCAGAGCAAGCATTATCGATACTTTCATAAAGCAAGCCACCATATTTGATGATAGGGTAGAAATTATATTCAATTATAGTAATGACCTGCCCCAATTTAAGGAACAGGCCATTGAATGTTCGCACTCATGCGATATGGTGGTGCATATGACACGCTGTACGAACCACTTTTATATTGCAAATTCACATTATCCGCTGCGTTTAATTATACCATTCTAAAAAAATAAAGCCTACTAACAAAGATTTTTATCTAAGCTAGTAGGCTTGATTTTATGCTATTCAGTTATAATCAATTACTTTACAACTTGTTCCTATTTGGAACAGGTTGTGTGTATCCACCATTACACGCTATGGAGATGTATGGATCACCTCTTTACCGATGAATCACTACTCCGATTACTGCTCCCGCTCCCACCATCTGGGATAGGTTGCGCTGCATCCGTAGTCGTTTGATTGTTCTCTTGTCGTTGTCGATTTGCCCTTTCAATTCTATCAAAGAGCTCGACATTTCGTTCAAGGTAACTTCTTGCTTCATGGATAGCATTTTGGCTTTCATCAATTCTGTTTCCAATGTCGATATTGTATTGTGTGCTTCGTTCAATTCTTCCCTTTGCTTCATGACTAAGCTCTGCGCTTCGGTCAATGGAAGACTGGATGTCTCGATTAAGCTTAAGGATTTCTCGTTGTTGCTTTTCAATTCGTTCCACTGTGTTAAGGGAATCGTGATTGTTGCTTCCACTTGGCTCGTGGAAGATGTACCAGCAGCAAAAGACGGAGAGGAGCACAATACCACCGATAACAGCATGGCGGTAACCAAGGCTATTAAGTAAAACTTTGATTTTGTCATACATTATACCCCTCCTGCGTAGTCAGTAATCCCCCTAGCAATAGCGCGAACGATAGTATCAAGGTCGTTAGATAACATAGTATGATCTTCTTCGTTATCAATGAATGCCATTTCAACTAATACAGCGGTTGCATCTGTACCATTTAGCACCCAAAGGTCATCACGTTTCTTAACACCACGATCAACTGTATTAATGCTGCGAATAATTTGGCTTTGAATGTCGTTTGCTAATCGTTGCCCGTTAAAGGACTTATACAAAGTTTCTGTACCTCTAGCTTCCGTGTTAAATGCATTGCAATGAAGTGATACAAAGATATCTGCACCCCAAGAATCAGATTCAGCACATACAAGGCCTAAATCATCATCTTGCAGGGTTCTAACTTCACATCCTGCAGTCTCTAAATACCGTGCCAACATTTTGCCCGCATCACGAGCCACATCACATTCACGTGTCCCATATACCGGGTTAACTGCTCCACTATCTAAATTAATATCATGTCCTGGGTTAATGAATACTTTCATTTCTTATCCTCCTCTTCTAATTTATCTGGAATGCCATTATTGTTCTTATCTAGCCAAAGTCCTAAGAAGCCTACAACAGCCATTAATACGCTAGGTATGAATATGTGGTCAATAATATTGATTCCTACGTTAATCAACTTATTAGCTTCGTCTGATACATAACCACTAATAAAAGCCATGATATATTGAGTAATCACCAATAAAATAGGTACTAGCATAACTAATACTAGTACCCTCGTCGCTAATACACCTGTAGGGTGGATATTAGCCCCCCTTACAGATTGATATGATCTTTTAACTGTATTGATGAGATTTGGCGGTATGTTCATGTAGCTCCTCCTTAATATCATCAACACGTACTTCTAAGGCTTCAACTTTTGCTGACAACAACACTTGCTTGCTTTCGGCTTTAATTCGTTCTGCACGTGATAATTTAATTTCATCTTTCAAATCTTTTAGAGTATCAGTTAGTACTCCCCATTTTTCTTGAAAAATAAGATTATCTTGCATTCGTTGAGAGTCCAATTGTTGTAACAACGGAATAATCAACAATCTATATCCTGCACCTGCAACCACCCCTACAATTGTAAGGGTGGTTAATATGTCGTTCAATTCAAATTGCCATGTCCACATTATTTACCCCTTTCTCCAGTACCCTATAATATCAATAATATAACGTGTGTTCGCTGGTACACCCCAGGCTTTAATTATACGGCTGTTTCGCTCAACATAAACACTATTGTTATTTACATTAACGCTTTTTTCTATTAGTCGTACTGCGACTGGTGCATTTGGTGGGAGCTGTGCGACCATACCCCCATTGCCAGAAGGGTTAGTCAATATAAAATCAAAATGCAAGTATCCCCAACCAGTTAATGTGTCAAACGCTAAATATCCTCTGTCCGCACCATATGCTCCAGCCTTAGCAATACCCCAAACTACTTCATATAATTCGATTGGTTGCGAGTTTACTTGTCCGCCACCGCTTCCAGGGTCTCCTTTAGGCCCTCTTAAAGCTAGTAATTGTTCTGCCGTAAAATCAGAATATCTAAATGGTTCGCCTTTATCACCCTTTGGCCCTTTAAGTGCATTAAGTTGTTCTTGCGTGAAGTCGCTATATCTAAACGGCTCGCCTTTGGGTCCTTGTGGTCCTCTTAATTTTTCAAGCTGTTCTGGAGTAAGTTGCACATTAGATGCTGAAGTATACTGATTAATTTCAGATTTTTTAACATAGTTATCTAATTCAGTCTTTTTGCTATATTTGGTTTCAGCATCGGTTTTTAGTAAATAACTAGTTAACTCTGTTTTGTATGCGTATCTAACGTCGCCTAGCATAGTAAGGTAATTTCTTATATCTACTTTTTTTAGATACAGGTTATCGGCTTCTTGTTTAGTTGCATACGCTGATAAATCTACATTAGCACCAGTGCCAGGAGGGCCTGGTTCACCTTTATCTCCTTTAGGGCCTTTAAGTAATGCTAATTGCTCAGCAGTAAAATCGGAATATTTGAACGGTTCACCTTTTGGGCCAGGTGGTCCAGGAATTCCTTGTTCACCTTTCGCTCCGTTAATTCCGTCTTTACCAGGAGGGCCTGGTGGCCCTTGAATACCTCGCTCGCCGTTTACACCATCAACGCCATTTTTACCAGGTTCACCAGGAGGCCCAGGAGGACCTGGTGGCCCAGGGTCTCCTTTTGGCCCTTGCAGTTTAACTATTTGAAGATTGTCTTTAACTTTAATTCGTTCTTTATCTTCATTAATGTGAATGTTTACATCGTTCATTATTTCCCCCTATTACTAATACCTTGAATTATATTAAGTTGCCCTTTAACTAGACATTTAATAGGGTGGTCTCCACTCCATAAGAATAAATCCCATTGGTATTTACCTACATCTAGAGTTCCAGTATCTAAGGATAGAGTGATTTTACAAAGCTCATCATCCTCTAAATTATCGGTAGATACATCGATACTAAACTTCGCCTTATATTCTTCACTATCAGCATATTTACGAACACATGCAAACAAGCTACCCTCATCAACAAGGTTGTTATAGCCGATATTAATAGAAATTGCTTCACCTTTAATTGCATTAAGGTTGTGTAGTACCGGAAGTTTCATCTTCGATTACCTCGTCCATTAAATCATTATGGATACAGCCCTCTGTTGGGCATGTTCCATCTTCGTTTAATGTCGCATAGCAAAATTCACAAAATTTCATAACAGGAATATCACTTTTAATTTCGAATGCTTCCATTATTTCACCGCCTTAATTTTTAACACCATTTCTTGATTGAGCTTTTTGAATTGTTCTTGCAAGTCGGTAATGTCGCCGTTGATCAATCGTCTTCTTAACAGCGTTTGCTCTAATGTTTCAAAGCGATCGTTGTAATAGTTTCTAATTTCCGCGATTTTTTCGGCCTTAGTAGGTTCCTTTGCTTGCGGTACAACAAACTTGCCGTCTATATAGAATTTACCGCCCATAAATTCATCTAGCATGCTATCACCATCTGCAGAGTAAATATAATCTGCTGCATCTGGCCATTCTTGTTTTGCAGTTGCTAATAACTGCTCTTGCGTTACTGTATTATCAACATAGGACGTAATTCGTTCGCCCATTTCGTTTAACACAAATACATATTGATTCATAGTCGTATCCTTTCGGAGGTGAAATTATGCGCCGTTACGCTGTTATGCTAAAACGTAGACAACGCAATACCATTACATTAAGGCAACTATTTAACGAGTGGTTGCCTATTCACTCTCAGTCTATTTCTGATAGCGCTGTTAAGTCTTATCGCATTGCTTTTAAACACATATCCAACATAGCGGATATGCCTATCACGGATATTCATTTTCAGCACCTTCAAAATGTGATTAATTCCATGCACGTAAAAGGACTTTCCTACTCATCTTGTAAGAAAGTCCGTACACTACTTAATCAATTATTTAATTACGCAATCATTAAAGATTACCCTATCACTAATTACGCCTTACACTTAAATCTAGGGCCCAATATACCGACGATTCAGCGAAAAGTATTTACTCGCCAACAAATCAACAAATTATGGGCAATAGATACTCCTTATTCCCGTATGATTTTAATACTGCTATACACAGGCCTCCGCATAGGTGAGCTTCTTAATTTGCGAAAACAAGACATCTATAGACGATCATCATATCTCATCGTAAGGCACGCTAAAACAAAAGCGAGCGAGGGTCGTATCATCCCATTACATCGTCGCATTATACCGCTAATAGAACTGTTATATATATATACTGATGATTATCTATTTACTGTAAGTTACACAACATTCCGTAAGCATTTTCAAAATATTATGAAACAGTTAAATTGTAAGCATACTATCCACGATACCAGACACACATTCGCAAGTTTACTTGATTCGGTCGCACCGCCTAACGCTTTGCGCTCATTACTAGGCCACAAACAAGGTGATATTACCACTAGAGTATACACTCATAAGACTATTCGTGAGTTACGAAAAGCCATTGAGTTACTAAAGTAACTCCCCAGTGGGGGCTAACTTGGTTCTTAAATCAAAATACATATTGTGATGTAACATTGCCTATCAGGTGTAATGTTTTAGTCGCATTATGTACCGACGACTCCGCAAGTACAAACACAAGAGGTGATGAGTTCTTTGTGTCTTGGAATAGTGGATTTTCAAATAATAACAGAACATCTATTCGCTTTTTAACTAATCGAGGCAACGCCGGCAACTTTACATGGCTGTGCGTTGGAATCAGCTAATTACCTACTCCCATGCCGTAGTCCTATAGGCACTTATTAAACTATCTCCAGTGGGGAGCGTTTAATAACATACCAATAGGGGGTACAATTTCATTTCCTGTTTCCTTTGATAGAGAGTGTTACGTAGTAGTTGGTAATGACGTGAATGGTAACAATGTTGATAACCAGGTCCATTCGTTTAGAGAGCATACTAGAACAGGGGTTAAAGTATATTCTCAGGCGGCGAAAGATGGATTAAATAAAACTAGTGCTTGGGGCAGATATATCGCAGTAGGTAATTAAATAATCCCTAGTGCGAACCAGTAATATGATGCAGCATATCTATCACTCGCCACAAATACAGCTTTTGTATTGTTGCTTTCGCTTACAGAGTTTGCAAAATATCTTGGTGTCTCTGACCCACTCCAATACGCATCAATCGCATTTGCCATGAATAGAGTCTTAAAACGAATAGGGAATGTTACTTCTGTCTTGGTTACATTATCTTGGCCACCAGTTCCCCACTGGATAGTGAAACCATTGGCAAATTTTACGAAACCGGCATTAGCATCGAGTTTAGATGCCACGATAGCGCCTTGGCCTAGTAAGTTTTTAATTGTAACAAGCGTACTTGCCGGAGAGTCTTTCCAGTTAGCACTGCCTAGGATTGCTTTGATTTGGTCTGTGATAGGAGCGTGCGCACTTGTGTCACGGCTATGGGCCTCTAATGCACCTCTAGTCAGATATGCCGCATCAATCTTCTTAACGGTTACATTGGTAGAATTGCCAATTACAACATCTAAAGAGAACACTTTAGAATTGATTGGCGTCTCTTTGGACGGGATATAGGATGCGTAGTTACCGCCATTACTATATGCAATTAATCTAGCAGCGGAATCAGATTCACCTTCTAAATTAGCATATACGCCTAATTCCCTAGCAAAGAATCCATTAGTTACCGTACTATTGCCTACTGCAAATTCAATTCTAAATTGACCGTCTCCTACGAATTCACCATTAGAGGTAAACGGACACTCCAATTTTGGAGCTATTACGGAAGTCATAGTATCGATATTTTGATTATCGAGCTGGCCGTCCCCCGTAACTAATTTAATATACTGCAACTTCTTACCTGTTGCTTGTGATCTTGCGATTAACTCACGGCCATAATTGGTTAATCGTGTATTTGGATAAATAGAAGCCATGTGTTCTCCTTATACTTTAATTGTTTCTAATACGTCGAAGCCCATGCCTATATTAATGTCAGAGCCTACTTTGAAATCAAACTTATCTAATGCCGCCCCGACATGGAAGGATTCATATACATCGGAGATAGCGCCGATAGATATTTCGCCATTAAGTTGAGTAGTGCTCTTAGTTTTAATGATTAAGTTCTTAGGAATTAAAGGCTCGACATAATCAATAATATTGTTTAATTGAGTCTCAAAGCCATCTACTACGTCTAGCCAGTATTCATACCTATCAGATACAACAGAGTGTTCTACTACGTGATTACCGAATTTAAAATTGAGCATTTCTTGCACTTTAGGCATAGTAAAAGGACGCTGACCGATTAATACCGATAGTATTTCGCTTCTGCGCCCTTCTGTGTCTGTCAAATCCGGAGGATTGATGCCTAAGATTTGTTCCCATGCTTCAAGCCCGTAATCTGATGCGGTATAGATGTATTCTTCCTTAAAGATATCTAGCATGATATCCCATAGTAGTTGTAATTCAGCCGACTCCACTCGATACACTTCTTGGATATCCCGAGAATCTCGAGTTAACGGAACGGCGAATTGTGAGATATCAATATCTCGCTTAAAAATACCGAAATCTGTAATCATACTGCCACCAAAGTAATCGTCCCTAATACTGGGATTTGATTATCCTTTAATTCTAGTTTTGATATAGCGGCACCGTTTACGGTAATTCTACCCACATCAAGAACGTTAGGAAGTTCAACCATCAAAGCTGTTACCAGGCTAGACCGAAGAATAACATGATCCTTCTCGTCTTGATTACACCATTCTTTAGCACGAATAAGTAATCGTTGCTTAATAGCGTTTTCTGCAAGGGTTTGAATTTCGTTAATTGTGTGACCGCTCATCATAGTTACTTCAATTCGGTAGTTAACAGTTACGGGTTCAGCCTTTTCGATTGTTACAGTATGACCAATAGGAGCAAGCCCATAGCCTTTGCCTTTCGGTGCAGGGTCTATAACGTTCTCTACTTCCTTAATCAGTTCATCTGCTGCCGGTTTGTAGTCACTATTTAAGACGACTAACTTAACTGTACCGCCACCATTCCAACAGCGGTATACTTTAACACCACCTACACCAGGGATAGCTAATACCTTTTCCTTGTAATCAGCACCATTGCCACCATAAGCTTTTGATTTCAAAGCATCAAAGTATCGTTTTCTAAATACTTCTGTGTCTTCTTCATCTTCGCCCGGCGTGATATTTTTCAATATCTTAGCGGAGGTAAGGCCATTAATACCTTGGATTGGCGTAATATCACCTGTAGTCGCATTAGGGGTGCGTCCGTACTGTTCGCATTTGAGCTTGTACTTATGTTCCGTGTCGTCGATTATCTCCGTTACAACAAAGTTATATTCGTTGTAATTAAACCTGGAGCCAATCGGTACTTCCATATTAAACTGTGCTTCAAATTCGCCTTGCGTGGCCGGTTCCGGGTAAATATTAAACTCTGCCGCCCGAAGTATTAAGAACTCACGGTCTGCCGTAGTTGCAAACGCTTGTTTCAAAATAACATCTGCTAGGATGTAGAGTTCTGCAAACTCTATACTTGCTGGAGCTGTAGCATCGTATATAACACTACCTTCACGCCTATCGAATTCATCTTTAACTCTATCGAGCATTCGTTTTTCAATTCGATTGGCCGTCATATGCTCATACAATACCTTTCACCCCTTTCTTGATTTTTTGTAGCGTACCATAGATGGTATCTACATCAAATTCAACCATGACGTCACCACCTTCGTGGCTAAAGTCAAAGTTGTATACTTTAGTGATTCTATCATCATTCAGTAAAGCCTCTTCTATGCGTCGCTGTAACTCAGCGTACACATACGGAATCGGCTGACCAAATAAGTCTTGTAGTTCGATGCCGTAATTCCAACTGTAAATAATATATTGGTATCGCTCCGTATTGATGATTTTGTAAATCGCCTGCTCCATAGCTCGCAACTTATCCGCATACCCTCTAATTTGGCTATCCGTTCTAAAATCAACGTCATACGTATGCGACGGTTCAATATAATTCACTGTATCAGGAATAAGCGCATCGTTATTTTGTTTTGGTAATAGTAAATTATCTGCCATTACTTAGTCGTGCACCCCCTATTTGGGTTATACCAACGGTCTAATGCTATGTAACGCTGTCCGCCTGTTTCCTTCAGCATAATGACTTTGTCGCCCATGACTAATTGGTTATGAACGAGATACTTCTTACGCCCTTTGTACTCATGGTTATGGCTTGCATATTCAGCCATACCGCCGCCACCCGCTCGGTTTTCTGTAACATGATCAACGCTCATCTCCATAGTCCATTCACAGGTGTTTTTGGTAAGAATAATATTTTCTTCAGGCACAGTTAACTTAGGGTCAATCTTAATAGCAAGCGGTGATATACTAACAACTTCGCCAACGATTACTTCCATGGGCTCGCCATTCGATATAACGGTGCTCGCTATTTCTTTAATCGTGTTAACGATTTTCATGTACTCGCTATCCATCATTTAGCCCCCATTCGAATAATCTTAGTCGGCGCTTCGTCATTGTGCCATGCGTAATTTGCGTTGCCATATTTCATAGCATAGCCACGTTTAGAAGAATTACCGAAGCATCCGCCTGCGCCATCTGCAATAACAACGTGTTCATCATCACCATAAATCAGCAAATCGCCTTTATTAGCGTATCCGTTGAATTGTTCCGTTGTATAACCTTTAGCCTCGAGATTTTGGCGAAGCGTATCAACTCTTGCCGTGCCTTTGTTGTACTCATCTTTCAAATCAGAATTGTACCAAGACCCAGTAGCGCATACTGTGTCAGCACAGCCTTGACTGCCATATTGAGATACCCGGCCGTCATTGGCGCTGAATGCGGTATCAACTTGACCCGCTGTACCGCCTGCCCCAGTAGTGACTGCAGTACCTTTGGTTTTCTTAGCAGCTTCAATCTTCTTAACCGCTTCCGCATCTTCGTCTTTTGCAACTTCATAAGCCGCATCATTATCAACGTATCGTAAATCTAAATCCATTCCATGAAATCCTGTTTTAAACGTATGAGTAACAGATGTTACCATCATGTAATTATTAACAATCATATCGCCAAAGTTTCGATTGATATATACCAACGAGCCACCACGTACACGCACATCTCCAATGACGTTTTTCAACTTAATCTCACGGCTTTTCTTGTTTTTGTGAGCCATGATTGCCTTGGCTTGCGCTACTGCGTTGACGTCCTTCTCTTTAGGAATGAGCAGATACTGTAATCTGCCCCATTTCTCGATGTTCTTATCGTCCTTAGCTATGAATGTATTCTCCAACTTACTTGATGCACCGTTTGGAACTGTGCGGACGATTTTTACATAGTTGTATGTTTCCTTGTCTATGGAAGTTGTGTATTGCACATCTTCCATGCACTCATCATCAATGTAAATATCTGTCTTCATAGTCTCAAACGATGCTAGCCGTAACTCGCCCGCATCATCGTACAAATGATAGAACGCATGATTAGGCGTGTATATAGCCGTTTTATCGAGTAGTTGGCATATCATTTCTTGCAATGACTTATCTTTGAATATGGTTTGAGGTTTCTCCGGAGTTTTCCATACGGTATCATCCATATAACCACATTTCAAACCAAAGTCATCGGCTACCATTTTGATGAACTCTGTCGCCGTCATAGCCCCGATAACATAGCAGTCTTTATTCTTAAGATAGCGTATCTGATCATAGCAAGTAACCGAAATAGAATTCTTGCCGTCTCGTTGTTTCTCAAAGACGTACCCAAAGAATACCGCCCCTCCGTTTAAAGTGAACTTGACGGTATCACCTTCTTCAAAACTGAGGTTAGGGTCTTTAGGCACTTTGAAAGTCATCTTACTTGGAACGCAATCAACTGCTCTCGTAATTTGTACGCCGTCTTCAGGTTCTATGAGCCACAAATCACCAGTGCTTTTATTTCTGATGGTCAACTCATAGTGTAGTTGAGTAGGCATGGGTAACGGAATGATAGTGCCATTGATTTGAGATTTTTCGACTGTTTTCTTATCATCTATAGCCATTCGTTATTACCCTCACGTTTAAGCTGGACCACTTGGCCAACTCCCAAGATAGCAGGAACAGCGATTTTGTTAAGGGCAGCAATTTGGAATAGGTTATCCGTATTGCCTAGTTGCTTCTTAACGATTTGCTGTAAAGTCTGTCCTTTGGATACTTTAGCAGTAGATGCTACTGCCTTACCATCTGTTGGTCTATCCGACTTAACGCTACCTTTTGCAGTTCCGTCTTTGTCGGTCTTCACTTCAATCCGTTTAGCGCCCCAATCTTTCCATTGTTTCAACGTTACGTTAGCATACGAGTCAAAACCGTTATCCGCATCTTCCTCTATGACGTAGTTTTCAAGCGTACACTTCATGTTAGTCATGGCTAGCATCTGCCCGCCTGGTTTCATTCGAACTACGATAAATTGGAAGATTGTCTTTGTAGTTTTAAGCTTTTCGAGTTCATCGATGTAGTACTTAGCCTTCTTAGACTTAAAGACCAAGGACTCATTAAATGGATAATCAGAGTTAGGCAACAAGAATTTAAAAGCAATATCAGTAAGCCCTGCGGGTTTAATAACGTTAACTTCGCCTTTCCCCAATAGCTCCATTGTTTCGTTCTTGCCATTGATAGTAGTGGTTAATTCTTTAGGGGGAATCGGTATCTGCATCGTCCCCATATAGAAGTAATACATTTAGATTCCCTCCCTTTGAATTGCAAATGCATCTTTCAAGCCCTTCGAGATTTGACTTGTAAAGCCATCTAGGTCAGTGCCGTTATTGATTTCCACATCGTTATTCATTTGGATGTGAATTACATTGGCATCTTGCCATCTCTTCAAGGACTTATCGATAGCGCTTTCACGGAGTGCCTTGATTTCCTCATTTGTCATGTCGATAGACTTGGCAATCTTGCCCGTGTTTTTAGCAGTCTTACCCGTGTTTTTCTTAGTCTTATCGGCCGCATCATGATCAGCACCTGGAGTAATTTTGCTAGCGTCAAACTCTTGAGGAGTTTTAACACCAGGCATGTTAGGCATTAAGTCACCTAGGCTAAGGTTAGCCCCAATGTTATAGCCTTCACCGAAAGCCCCTGTAACGCTAGAATAATCCATCTTACCCATGACAGTGGTTTCACCGCCGGCAATCTCGAACCGTTCCAGTACACCAGTAGACCCGCCTACTTTATCGATATTTACACCTGGGATTTTATTAATCGCATCGATAATATCATTAATCCTGGCTTTTACGAATTGCCAAATACCATTCCATATATCGATAAACAAGTTAGCGACTGCATGTAATGGGTCTTTAAATACGTTGGCCAAGAAATTAACAAATGCTGCGATAATGTTCCATCCCAATGCGAACACATTGAAAATAGCGGAACCAAACGCCCAAAAAGCACCAACTACGATTCCTAATACGCTAATATTCGCATCACAGAAATAGTTAATAGCTTCTACAGCTAAGTAGATTATGACTATAACTGCAACAATCAAGCCGATTACCCATGTTAACGGACACGCATATAATGCGGCGTTCAATCCTTCTTGAGCTACAATCATTGCCAAAAGGGCAGCAGTTTCAGCCCAGTCTGCTACGGTTTTAATCGCCATAGCCCCTGCAGCAATAATTGTTCTAACTGCAGCTATTCCTGTTTTAACTGCGTAGTAAGCCATAACTCCGCCCAGTATTATCATAGCCGTATACATGATAGACGAGTGTTGTCTAACAAAGTTAGATAACGTGTTAAATGCCCATACTGCAGTATTAATCGTTTCTCCGATAACGCCTACAAGCCAATAGAATACCGGTGCTACCGTTTGGATAGCTCCCGTTACGTTGTCCACTAACTCACGAACGCCATCACTATTAGCAAGGTCGGATATTCGTTGGAACACAGGCTCAAACGCCCGAATAGCTTTATTCTTAATCGACTGCATATGATCGCCCCATGTTTTAGGAAGTGACTCAAACTGCTTTTCAATCTCAGGCAAGTTATTCATAATAGCGTTTTTAATGACTTCAGCAGTAATCTTGCCTTCCGAAGCTAGCTTCTTAAGTTCGCCACGGGATACGCCCATTGATTTAGCGATGATGTTTTCAATCATAGGTGCATTTTCGGCGATAGACCGGAATTCGTCACCTTGTAATTGTCCACTCGCTAAACCTTGTGTTAACTGAAGCATAGCGTTCTTTTGTGCTTCTTTCGATGCACCGCCAATGGCGAATACTTTTTGAATACCTTCCATGAACTCTACAGCTTTTCTCGGGTCCGGGAACGCATCATGCGCGGATTGAGATACCTGGATTACAGCGTCAGCCATTTCTAAGTACCCGCCTCTTGCACGCTGTGCGGATTCAAATATCTGCTTATTTAGGTAAATAGCATTTTCCTGGCTTCCGGCTACCAATTTAAGGCGAGCTTGAACCTGTGCCCATTCAGTAGCAGTATCTTGAATTGATTCGATAGCACCTTTTATAGCGCCAATACCATTCATTACCGTACTAGCCAACAGGTTACCAGCAAAGCTGTTCATGATTCCACCCATGCTAGCTTTTAGTGTTTCACTAGCATTTGATACGCCAGTCATCTTATTATGTAGCGTGTTCATGGATTGATAGGCTTTAGTTGTTGCGTTTGCGGCTGCGTTCATAGCATTAGGAATATTAGTAGAGAGGCTTATATAATTAGAAAGTGTAGCCATTCATTACCCCCTTTTTGCCTTATTCATTTCATCTTGCTCATCTTTGGCATGTTGCTGAATAAAGGCAATTACTACAGCCTTTTCATTCATGTCCATATCCGCAAAAACAGAAGGTCGCATATGGTATTTAACAAATGCCAAATATGCGAACATCGTTTCTGTTTCATTGGATTCTAGGAGTTTTTTACTTCTTTTACCTTATCTTCCATGCCCACATCATAGCCTTGGGCTTCTGTTACTGCTGCCAAAAGGTCAGCGTATTCACCTGGTGTGAGCATTGCTTTTACAAGCTCAACTGGTTCAGTAACGCCCCAGCTATCTTGTAGTTCCGCATCATATAGATTAGGATAAGTGATTGCCTTAGATAGCACATCTTCATTGTATGCAGTCGCATCAAAGCGTTCTTCAGATTGACGAGTGATGCGGTCAGTAATGCGTTTAGTGTATTTCTTACGCATTTTTTCTGTTTCATCAGTAGCTAATGTTTTAATCTTCCACGCCACTGGCTCGCCATTCACTTTGATACGTTTAGATGCTACGTATTCTGTTTCATTGACTACATCAACATTTTGTTTAAGGAATGCGCTTAAATTTTCAGCCATTATAAAAACCTCCTAAAAAAAGGGAGCAAGCACTAGGCTTGCATCCCGTCTAATTCATTAAAGTGTTGAACGTATTTAACACCTTCATACGTGAAGTTGTGTTCTTGTTCAATGTATTTGCCTTCAGCGTCGAATTCAGCTGCTGTTAATTCGTCAAGGTTCACACCTTTTAGAATTACAGAACGGCGACCTGCTTTAGAAGTTGGATCGTTGTTAACTACTTGCATATCAAAGTATGTATCCACACCTGTTTTCAAGTATTTTTCAACCATCTTATCGAATAAAGCTGTGTTGTGGTAAATAGTTAAGCTACCGCTGTATTCTACGGAGGTAGACTTATTACCCGCACCAATGCGGCCCAAAATAGCCACTTTTTCTTTATTCTTTTTGATTTTTGCGCTGAGTTTCTTCGCTTGAAACAGTAAGTATCTATTACCGTTCTCTACGATATAGCAAGATGCTAATTTAGAAGAAACAACGTCAGCTGCATCCATCGTTTTCAATGCATCTAAAATTTCATTTTCCATGCGTTATCCTCCTAGGCTACTACAACAGTCATGTACAATTTTTCCATAGCCACAGTTGGCTGTAATTGTACGTTAACCAATACATCCTCCTTGTTATCGCCTTGCGTAGGTACTGGGATATCCTTATCATCAAAGTTTTGGATAGCACGTACCTTTTGATATTGCTCAGCAAGGTATACAAGGTCGCCCCATAAGGACTCACGACCTGCTTGGTCATTAGGGGATTTATCAAGATGTGTTTTATTGAACAATCTAGCGCCGTCAACTGCCCAGTTATCCAATACACGAATGACTTGGTTAAGAGAGAAGTCGCGGTTTTTAGTTTTACTGAATTCAGTAAATGTGTTGATGTCTTTCAATACGCGAACGTCGCCTTGGATATTACCACCAACGGAGTCAGTAACATTGTGGAACATAAACATACCATCTTTGATAGCTTGTTCAAGTTCGAATTGTTTGTACTTAACGTTTACAGTGTATTCGCCATCATAAATCATGTTGCCTACTGTAGCGTTGATATTGCAAGATGCTTCTTGGCCTAATGTCCAGTACACCAAAGAGCCTTTTTCAGCGCCTTCGTCGGTTACGTCATTAAGGATGGAGATAACACCTTCATAGTTGACCTTAGTCTTACCATGAATCACTAATTGGAATTTAGCGCCACTTTGTTCACGACAGCGTTTAGTAAATGCAATAAGCAAGTTTTTAATTGTGTCGTCCGCACCAGCGTAGCCCAATGTGTTGAAGTAGTAAGGTTCGAGCATATCGATGCCGTCTTGGTAGTTCTTAACAGTGATTGTAGAGCCGTTAGTACCACCGGATAATGCGGTGTAAGCTGTAGCTGTTAATGCACCAGTTTTAGTGAATACGATATAATCGTTATCTTGTAATTCTGTTGCATCTTTCAAGTTCTTTTGAATATCTACTGCTTTACGAACATCACCTGTAGTGAGGTAAGTAGTTACGATAAATTTACCTGTGCTATCTGGATCAGCTTGAACAGATACACCCAAATCGTTACCACGAATACCCTTATATTTTGCTTTACCGATTGTGCTTGTAGCTTGCGCACCGTCAGAGTTTAGTCGGTAGAAGTAACCAGTTTTCAAGCCACGGAACAAGTCACGTAGTCCCTTCATTTTGTCATGACCGTAGTCATAACCGAAGTATTTTTGACAATCCTTTTGGAATGTGTCGTTATCTACACGGAACACTTCGCCACTTGGGCCCCAATCAAAGGAGAGCATCATCGCACCAAAGCCACGGTCAGATACTTCTGCATATGCTCGGTCTTTGGATACGAAGTTAATATAAGTACCTGGCAATACTTTATTGTGGAATAAGAATGTGCCACCACCTAATGCCATATTTCACTAACCTTTCACAGGCGTATTTAATGCCTGATTTAAAATCTTATCAATGTCGCTTTCCGTATACATTACATCTTCATTAAGAAGACAAGTGAGTAAATCACGATACCGTCTGTATTTGTCAGATGCAATGATAGTGTAAGCATCAAATTGTTGTTCAGTCGTTACCTCGACTGCTTGTTTTTCATATGCCATCTTTTACCCTTTCTGTTAATTCCATGTGCTTCATACGTTCGATAGGTTTGGCCACTTTCCGTAGTATGTTCTCATACGTTACGAAGAAGTGCAGCACCCCATCTGAAATCTTGTACTTCATACCTGTGCCCATAATTGTACGTTCCCCAACTTGTACAAATTCAAGCGACAGGTACAGCACACTAGGAATATCAATGAGTTTTCGCGTATCAGTAACCACATCAAGATTATTGGCGTAATACATGATGTCTAAATCCAAAGAAGTATTATAAAGATCTCCAATATGTCTGCCCATGCTAGGCTCAATCACCTTGATATAAGCACATGGGAATGTCATATTGTTTTCTTTGAATTCTAGGTATATAGGCACATTCAAGGCCTTATGTACAGTCTTAGATACAGCTGTTAATACATCAGAATCCACCATGTTTTTCAATCCATTTCTTCAATGTAATTTCCATAATACGTTTAGCGTTTTTACTGAGTGCCTTTTCAGCTTTCTCATGCATATATGCACCATCAACCCAAAGTTTTTTCAATCTGCCACCTTGCATTACACCGCCTTTAGATTGACCTATCCATGGAAGAAATTTCCCAACCTCTTGCCTATGTCCATCGTTTAGGAAGGATGCATATGATGATGTATTGAACACTTCAACTTTACCGCTTTGATTGTTCAATTGATATTTACCAATACTCCATGATTGGCGTGTATGTTCGCTATCAAAGTATTTTGTCCGTATCTTTCCATGTTGCATGAATTTTACTGACCTTTTACCAACTGGCGTATTTAACTTTGCCTCACGCACATACACACTCGCCATGTTTTCAACCACTTTTTTATTAAACGCTTGAATATTCCCTGATTGACTTAACTTTATTAAACAATCTTTAAAATCAGCAAAATCTTTGAGGTTAAATTCAACACCCATATCAATGCACCTCTAAATTTTCTAGTTGCACCTCTTGATGGGTGTCGTATCGTGCAGAAATCGATGCACTGCGAAAAAGTTGCTTTGTATTTCGCCCTGTAACAGCTATTCGAGAGCCTTTTGGTATGATTACACTAGGCGAACAGAAAAGGCTCGTATACTGCGTAAATTTTGGAATTTCAGCCATATTGACAGTATTCGATGTTTTATATGACAATCTGCAAGGATATGGGCCGTCAATTTTGGTTGATTTTGCCATTATCCCTGTTTCTTCGTCCATTTGGTCGATTTCGATTTCAATCGTACATTCACAATCGTAAAGTTTCTCGATTTGCTTTGTGTACTTCTCTACCATTTCAGCCGTCGGAAGCATGTCAACTCACCCTCTCCATAATTTGCGAATATTTGAGCCATTTCTTTCAATCTATCCTCTGCACTTTTACTGCTAAAACTCACTTGAGTGTCACCCATTTTAATCTGTGTAGGCACGTCTAAGTTTTCAACACCAACTAACGCAACAATATTGGTCTGTAAATACGCTCCGACTACCCGATGCACTATTACGTGTTCGAGTTCAGCCGGTAGCGTTTTACAGTTAATAATATTGAGTACTCGTTGGGTTTCTGCAGTAATCAGATAGTTAAGAATAGGTGTTTCAACATCAATGCTTTTATTCGTTATTGTTAGAATTAGATCTAGAATTTTTTCTAACATTCTTCACCAATCCTTTGCTATCCGTAGTTTCCTCTACTGTTGGATTTTCTTCCGTGTTCGTAGTTTCCTCTACTGTTGGATTTTCCGTCTTGTGGTATCGTCTCAATAGCATTCCCATAATTTCACCCTCTATTTTTTGAATGTTGCTTTTACAACTTTGGATTTATTAGTCAACGCTGCAATGTAATGTTCAGTTACTGTAATTACGTTTGTACGTTTCAATACATCACGATCAGTTTCAACTAATGCATCACGTTTCATGAAGATTGTTACTGCTGGAAGTGCTGGAACACCATCTTCTGGTTCTGGTGTAACTTGAACGATATAGTTATTGAAGTTGCCTGAGTTTTCTACGATTTTACGAGAAACAACAACGTTACAGCCAGCAATTTTACCGATTACGCCACTAGCCATTACATCGTTACCGTATTTGTTTTTGTCGATGAAGTTAGGGTCTTTACGCAAAGTTGCTTCTTGTGCTGGGGAAATAAATAAATATTTCACCACGCCTTCTTGTTCTTCATCGAATTTAGCAACCGCATCAACAATGCCATCATAAGAAATCGCACTTGTAGAAGTAGAAGTAAGTGTAGCACCACTCAACGCAGTCAATACATCGTTATCGACTTTAGATGCAATAGCCATAGACAACTGTTGAGCAGCTGCACCAACTGGGTCACCCAATCCTGTAAGGATAGCTTTATCAGTTAATTCAACTGCTTTGCCAGCCTCTTTGATTTTGTAATCATCGTGAGTTGCAGTCATTTGTTCTGTATCCATTGCTGTACCTTCTGTAAGGTCTACAGCATCACCGATATAACCCCATACTGGTACTGTTACGCTTTCACCTGGTTGACCTACCAAAGTGTTATCGAATGTCGCAATTTGTGTAAATTTAATCGCTTTAGGCAAGCCAGCGGACACCATGTCAGCCATAACTTGCGGTTTAATCATGTTAGTAGAAGTAGTAATGCCTGTTGCAAAGCGTTGCAAATCAAATGTGAATTTTTGTTTACTCATATTTTTATTCTCCTTTTGATAATTGGTTATAGAGTTCTTGATTTTCATCGTAAAGTTTCGAGCGTTCAGCATAGTTCATCTTGGCAAATTCCTTTGATGTAATCGTAGGTGTGCCATGCTTACCGCCATCATTGCCAGCTGGTGTGCCTGTTGGTTTTGTGTTTTCGCCAAATAAAAAAGGGTTCTCTTTCATGACCGCATCTAATTGGTCTTTTAACCCTTTAATTTCGCCATTTTCAATTTTTGCATCAGTTAGATCTAACAAAGCACGCACAGCCTTATTATTCTTAGATTTGACACCACTCAATGCCGCATTCACGATACTATCGATTTCCATGCTTTTGATTTTCGCCTCGTATTCAGTGGTTCTTTTGTCTGAATCGGCTTTCAATGCATCGATTTGTTTCTTTAGTTCGTCGTTACTAGTATTAGCTTTTTGAAGGTTATCAATTTCACCACGTACTTTTGATAATTCCCCCTCCACAGATTTGAGTTTGTCGTTTTTCGCATTAAATTGGTCTTTAGATACGTAATTTTTGCCGTAATCTTCCACCACTTTGTCCGCTACCTCTTCACTCAAACCTAACTTCATTAATTCGTCTTTAGTCATATTGACCCCCTTATACAAATACCCATTTCGCTTTATTTTCGTGAGCCACACCTCACGGCTACGGTCTTGTTGTTTTACGCCTAACAATACTAAAACGGCAATCAAAAAAGCAGCCGTTAAGCTGCTTATTAACTAATATATTGTTTTTCCCATTCTTCATAGGATATAGCACCATCCACATCGATGCTTTTATCATCTTTATTTCTGCCTGTTCGTGTTTCACCCTCTAACCCCTCTATATAAGGGATAGTAGTAGAACGACAATAGCAATGGAACGGAGGAACAGTAACGCCAGGTTTAGCATCAACACGTCTAACAATCTTTCTATCCATTCTCCTACAAATAGGCGATGTATGACTGTCTAGCGTGGCTAGTATCTCCAACTTATCAACATCGAGTTCTGCCATACTATCAAGAAAGCCCTGTTCATGTACTCGTGCTGTTTCTGTTTCTACTAGCCGTTTAGCGTTGCTATACGATGTTTTCATTCGCTTGCTTAGGTTATCAGCCATAGTGTCAGCACCTTGGCCAATCATCAACGCTTGTGTGAAATCATTCTGCAAGTTAGCTACTAGCTTGACCTTATCACTCCATATGCGACTGCTGAAATCTTGGCCATCATTAGCCCATTGGCTATTTATAACACTATCAACACGCTTACCATCAATGCTATTAATCATTGAGTGCGTGCCTCGTTGCGTTTGTGCCGTATATGCACTCTTATATACTGATGATCTATAGACATCATCAAGCATATTTTTAACCGATATATTTTGACTATGTGCCATAACTTCGATTTCATGCACCATATTGATATACAGCATTTGCTCACGGCTTAACCGCTCACGTATCGATGCATTAGATAGCATTTGTTGGTGTTCCTTAGACATTCCGAATTGTTTCGCCTCTTTTTCAAACTCTTTCAAGTCCATCTTAAAGGCTTTCATTTCGTACTTATCTAGTAGCTTTCGTGCTTCTTGTAACGTAATGCCGTTTTCATTGGCAAATCTTCGATACCAATCATTAATGGCCTTTTCTATCCGCCGTAACGCTCGTGCATACTGCTTTTTAATTTCCTCATCGGTTAACGTCGCCTTTTGAAATGCTTCATCTAGGATACGTTCATACCGCTTTTGCCAGTAATCATTCGCCATGTCCCTCACCACCATTAGGAATTACAAAGTCAGGCATTAATTCGGCCTGTTCTTTCTTCAAACGTTCTAATTCCTCATTGGTGTCTAATGTCCATGGGTGATTAGATACGATTGTTTCGTTGGAGATGATGCCTACACTGTTACGGCAATTGTTGATGATTTCACTTTCATTGACTGGTGTGAGTTTATTAAATATAAATTCCACATCGTCAAGTGCGTTACTACCTAGAATGTTGTAATACTGGCCAATGAATTCAAGCATTTTTTCAAATGATGCTTGGAATTCTACTTCAAGTTGGTTACTATCCAAATCAATATCAGAATACATGCTCATGATGTTCATCTGATTAGGATTATTAGCCATTCTATCATCTTTTGCATCAAATCCACGGCCATTTTCTATAATTGCCGTTTTCAATGCATGGATAATAAATTGATAGTTAGCCGTATTCACTTCTATATGTAAAGCCTCAACACCACCATCACCATTTACAGTATTAATCTTGACCGCTCCATATTGGGCTAGCTTTTGTCTAAAATCTGCCAGGTCTGTGCCGTCATAGTTCTTCAATATCAGAATTGTATTCCGACTATCTTCCATCATGTTATCCGCTAACATCGAATACATATCATTCAATGCATCTTGTAAGCACTTAACACGATTAATAATAGGTTGTTCTATATGATTACCTTTGAAACAGATTAAAGGTACTTGACCCCAATCATAGAACACGTTGCCAGCGTTAATATAGCGTTGCTCGTCTTTTTCTTGATTGATGTACAAGTTTTGATTTTGATAGGTGTAATACTTTACTTTGTCTTTTGTGTAAAACTCTACAAATGTTACTGTCTGATTAGCACCTAGCGGAGCATACACTTCCATATCGTACATATACACAAATGCATCTAACTGCGTATGATCATCATCACGCCAAAACGGAATAATGTTTTCAGGCTTTAAACGTTTAAACGCTATATCACCATTTGCGTTAATATACGGATACAAATACCCTTTACCAGCTATCTGCGAATCGCTGCATACATTTAATAGTGTACGTTGGAATTTACGATTAAATATATCAGTGATGCGGTCATCTTCCGTCTTAATTTCAAGCGGCTTACCAAGCATATAATTGACTTTTTGGTCTACTAAATCATCAATTTTATTATCGACGATTTTATTGTTCGGTAGGTTTTCAAGCTCCATCAACTTTCCATCTTCGATGATGGTAGTCCGCTTTTTGTTTAGAACGTCATGCTTCCCCTCGTAGTATCGTCTACCGGTCAGCATGTCTTTTCTTTCTTTACCGCTTAAAAATTTACGTATTTCATTTTGCAAGAATTCACGTTCAGAGATACCACTATTCCCTTCTATGATTGCTTGCCACATTTCATTAATTGTTAGCATTGTACCTCCTTACCAACTAAATCTTGCACCGTCCATAATTTCACGTAAGCCATAACGTACCGCATCAATGGTATGGTCATTATGTTTTGGATAGCTAGAAATAAAATTACCATCTTTGTCTTGTGCGAATTCGTAAGACATAAACTCACGATATGCGTTAGGGCAACGCTTTTTATCAATGTAAATCTTTGCTCTATCTGATAACCATTTAATACTAAAATCACGGCTATCAGGCCCTTTACGTACTGGGTAGGCTCTTATACCTAATTCTGTGAATTCTGCTATAGATTTAGGTTCTGCACTATCACAATATACAGGCCTATCGCCTACTTTATCCTTGATGAGGTTCACGGCTTTCTTATTGGTTAATTTAGTTCCGTATACTTCATCGTAGATATAAATAGTATCGTGCTTTTCATCGTAGTTCATTTTCATGTATACGAATGGGTCAGTCGCAAAACCAAAGTCAATACCATGGAATACATTATCAAATGTATCTATGATTTCATCTGTGATGTCTAATTCTTCAACGTTAGGGAATACATCACCGCCTGTGCCTGTTACTTCGCCCATATATTCATGAGCGTACAGGTCAGGCCGTGCCTCTTTTAACTTTTCGGCTTCATTGACGAATTGTTGCCCTAGCCACTCCACAGGTACCATAGTGTAATCACTTTTGATTACCATCCTATCTGCATCATCTGTTAATTGTTCTACGTTCACCCAATTATCACGGCTTTTAGGTGGATTAAACGAATAAAAACACCAGTACTTATCACCTCCACGTAATAAGGACTGGTTTATATTTCGTATTTCATTCATGCCGGCGAATTGGTCTAATTCTTCGAACCATACTATACCGACATACCCAAATGGTAATTTAATTGATTTTACTTTTTGTGGATCATCAACACCTAGGAATAATATCCGTTGCCCTGTTGGATTATAGATAATCTCTAATGGCGATTTCTTGAACGTAAACTTATCAGATACACCCAATTTCTCTATACACCACTCTATTTGAGCGTATACGGAGTTTTTAAGTGTCTGCCCTACTTTACGTAATACAACCGCATGACAATCTTTGTTATTCATCAAGGTGTCAACTACTTCAATACCAACAAATGACGATTTAGTACTACCACGTCCACCAGTTAACCAATAATGCGTGTGTCTATGCCGTTTAATATCAGCACTTACTACGTCATAATGTGGAATAATAACCTCAGTTAAATCAACACGCTTAAATGTATCCTGTGTTGGTTCATCATTTTCTGTAAGTCCACCAGATACATTTAATACGAATTCGGCTGCTTTATTATCACCATTAATTGCATTTACTACCTGTTTTAGTACAATAGCCGTCTGTGCCGTTATATTTAACCCCTTAGCACTTGCAAGGCTCTTTATTTTCTCATCTATTTGGCCGTCTTTTAATGGAGTATCCAATAATGTATTGGTTATTTCTCTCCATGTCTTTTTGGCTCTTTTTGCCTTGCCACTAGCAATGCCACCGAGTGAACCAAGCCGTTGACGCTCTTCTTTCGGTAACTTGCCTATATCTCTTAGGTTTTGTTTATTGATAGCCACTTGGCTCACCCCCTTTCTGTGCTATATCCGTGGTTTATGGTTATAAATTACCTGTTTTGATGAAATTTGCCACCCTCGCTGCATGTTCATGAGTTGCTGGCCCATAATAACGAGGACTATGTTTAAACGTTCCATCTGGCTGTAATTCTAATGCCGTTTTCTTTAGTCCTTTAATAAAATATGTGTTAGGTCTTTTCGCCCATTGCGTAACTTTACCACTATCAATTAAACTTTTAGCACTTGTCGATACCTTTGTTTTACTTGCTGTTTTCATGCTGGCCTCTAAATTAGCAACTTTCTTTTTCCACGTTCTAATAGTTGCTGTCGTTCTAGTTTTAGGTACCTTGCCACTATCTAAATCTTTTAAATACGCTTTTACCTGTTTAATATTTCGAGCTGTAATGTTTAAATTACCTTTATGGTCAAACAAGCTGCCTCTAGCTTTATCACGTGCTACCTGACGTTCTACCACTCGTTTTTGTTTTTCAATCTTTTCCTTTAGGCTGTTTAGACTAGCATTTTCTCTGTCTGCTCTATTTTTTTTCTGCACGGCCTTTTCCTTTTTCAACGTGCCACACTTGGCCTTGCCTTGCTCTCATGTTATTTACATGATCATTGAATTTAGCATCAAAACTAGCTTGCAACGCTGCCAGTTTTGCCTTGCTTTTCTTTGTGCCTTTGCTTTCTTCTCCGCTACCTGTTAGCGAATATCCAGCACCTCTACCACCCATATATTCACCTTACCCTTTCATCTTGTCAGTTACTGAATTGCTGATATATGTTACATCGCAATCAAATGTATACCCAATATCACCGCCATATACAATTACGCTATGCGGCTTAACTACTTTCATGCATTCATCCATACCTTGTACCCATATATCAAATGCATCTTTACTTCTTTTAACGCCTATAGTTGATACCGCTATCACTCCGCCTGTTGGTAGTCCATCAAAAGCGAAATCATAGCTATCTGTACCAGCCCATGACACAGTAGGAATAACCGTACACCCATAATCTTGCATCATTTGACCGATTAAGCGACTTCTGTATGTATTCCATATCATCATCGCTATTGGCATGTTCGTGTATAGGCTAAAATCAGGCGTTAATACACAATCATAATCTGCAAGCATGGTACAGTAATCTTCCGGACTATTCCATACTCTTTCAAATTGATAATCATCAAGGAAGAAATGAACCCCTACGCCTTCTTGTGGCGGTGTACTTTTGCAATAATTAAACCCCATTAACGACTTCGGCGTGTGTATCACCTTATCCAGTGTAGGTATGTCATATATCCCTGTGCATCTGTTTTCATCAAAATCATACAAGTTATATGCATTAGCCGTACGCTCACGCTCGTTTTCCTTTTGCGGTAATTCTATTTCAACTGTGTCTACTGGATCAGCAATTTCAAATCCAAAGTCCGACATATCGAAATCAAATATTTCATTCATTTCCAATGACAAAATACCTTTATCCCATTTCGATACCTCGGCTACTTTATTGTCTGCTAACCTGTACGCTTTTATTTGTTGGTCTGTTAGATCATCAGCAATAATACAAGGTACTTCTTCAATACCTAATGCATGTGCTGCCTTATATCTGGTATGTCCACATACAATTACATTATTTCTATCAATTACAATCGGCACTTTAAACCCAAATAATTCAATTGATTTTGCTACTAACGGAACGGCTTTATCATTCTTGCGTGCGTTCTTATCATATGGAGTTAATTCATGTAAGCTTTTTGTTACAATTTCCATTATTTAAGAACCTCACCGCCTTTCCGTTTTAACTTGCCTTTATCCTTGCGACATATTCCGCAATGTGGTTTACAAGAATGTTTAGCCGTTATATACGTTTGACACAAGCCGTTATATTCTATTGCATCAGCCGTGCATATTCCATATTTATCATTGTTCAAGCAATGCTTTCTATCGCAATGTACCTGTGTCATATTTCCCTCTTTTGTTTGTTTTATACAAAAAATGAGATATATCCACGTAGATATACCTCATTTTATGATAGTTTTATTCATTTTGTTTGTATTGATTACTCAAAACCGAAGTTATACCATTGAACTCTTGTCAATGTAACACATAGGTTTTAGCGTTCCTTCTAAAACTCTATAGCTTGTTAAGTACCTAGGAAACAAATATAACTCCAGTTTTCAACGATCATTACACACTCAATACCAACAACTAACAATTTGATGGATCGTAATCGTGTTAGGTTAAGTAACAACAAGAATATGAATAAGTTTCTTTTGGAGGCTGCTAGTTGTCAGTATTCAATGTGTATAACCAATTAGGGCAGGTTCATATCTTTAAGGTTAATAATGTATAAGCTATATATTGTGAGGATATTCGACCCACCCCTATCAGTTAGCAGTAAATTTACATATAAAGTTTTTGTCTTAACACATACTTCAAAATTGAAATTAGAAAAAAGTATAGTGTTGTTTCCTTAGTAATCAATTATGGTTGCGCTGCTACTCTGCGACCGTTAGCGCTATACGTTCCATTTCGCCCATATACAACAAAGGCACGCTCTTATATGGGCGTGCTTGTTGTTGTGTTTTGATGTCCTAAGGAAAGAGTGAGTAGTAGTCGCTTAGTGGCAACTTCTACATATATATTATACCTAATAGCAAACTATAGGTATATGGACAATTAAGGACATTTACGGACATTATAGGACAAGTTTTTCCCGAACTCCAATAAGGCTTTTTGTTTATATCGTTTTGCCTGCCTTTCCGAATAATTACCAATCATTTTTAATGCATCGTCAGTCGAATTGTTAAGAATAAACTCATATCTCAATATGATTGCCCCTTGTTTTTCATCTAATGCATCAATTCGTCTGATAGCATCGCACTTTAAATCAGTTAATTCATCGATACGTTTATTTCTTTCCGCAACAACATCAAGGAATTTAGCCACGCTACCATCTAGTCCTTGCGGAGTTCCACCACCACTAACCCTATCTTTTGAATAATCGATCGCACCTATTGTTGTCATGTTAAGCCTCAATAAGTTAATCTCTTTTTTGATAGACTCAATTTGTGTTTCAACCAACTTAACAGGTTGTAGGTACTCAACCGCCTTTTCTATTAGTTGTTTTTCGTCTAATTCACCCAAACACTCACCCCCAATATAAACGCTAGACACATTACAATTACCACCAAGCCTAATATAACTGCACTTTTAGTTCCAAACTTTATATCAACAAAGTTTATCAATAAGAAACTAACTATAGATGCAATGCCACTCACAAGTAATGTTTTAAGCATAATCTATTTATACCTCTGCTAGTTTTGCATAACTCCATCTATACACCTCGCATTCGGCATCATCAACACTCCACGATGTAGCTCCATATTCCCAAGCTAATACATTTCCTCTATCGAACGATGCAAAATATCTTTTATACCATTCGATACCATTACTACTAACTAATACAGGTGTATCAACTGCCACTTTTGACCAATCAACAATACCTAACTCCTCTTCAATACTAAAAACCTCATTAGCACTTAATTTTGGCAACGCTGCCATAACCCCAGTTATACCAATATACTTTTTACAACTGCTTATTCTTACTTCGTCCACATCATCAAACATGGATGGCTTTTCATTTGTCAGATACATATTATCGTATTTATCAGCTACAATATACCGCCAGCCATCATCATATATCTTTTTAAGCAGCCACTTTTCCCCTTGTTTATCTGTGATCATACTGCACCCACACTCCTCTATCATCATTCCATCTAAATTCAACTACATCATATAAATCAAAATCATCTATATTTTCACTTACCTTGCCTATATAGAACACATCCTCATCACTCTCTACCGCAAGCCTGCATAAGAAATCAAATGCATCTTGATAGCTTTGAGGTGCTATGTAAAAGTCGGAGTGTTCAACGTAACCGCTATAGCTTGTCATGTACGCCTCTTATAACCCTACCATTATGCACTTAACACCTTTTTCAACTATATAATCCATAAGTTTTATTAGCTTGTCATACTCTTTATCCGTGAGTTTCCCTGCATTATAAACATCATCCACTTTCCGCCTAATCTCATTTAAACTTTCAATGCTATAGGCTGAAAGTATATACTGCCTAGTTTTTCTGTAAAAAGTACTCATACTCACCTCTTATGATAGGGCGGATATTTCACCGCCCATATCTTTTACTTAAATAACAAATACACCAAGAACGCAATCATAACTAACATTGATAGTATTAGTAACGTTACACACATTAATGCCCCATCACGTTCAACTTCATGCATCCGTTGTAGTTTTTTATAATTACGATCTAATTCATTTTCCATTCTTCAACTTCTTTGTTTTTTCCTTTGCAGTTAATTAATCTTAAAAACTTATTTACCAGTACTGCCATATCCGCCAGCTCCACGTTCTGTTTCACTTAATTCATCTACCTCTACCACATCGACCAGTTTAATCGGAACGATGATTAGTTGTGCGATGCGATCACCTCTATTTATTGTGTAGTTTTTGCAAGATACATTTTCATACACAATGCTAATCTCACCTCTATAATCTTCATCGATTATCCCAACACTATTGGCACATCGTAGCGGTGTTTTACTCATACTACTTCTTGGCACTAATAACCCCATGTGATTAGATGGAATTTCAACTGCTACACCTAATGGAATTTGTCGCTTACTATCTGCTGGTATCATTACACTAAATGGACAATATAGGTCTAACCCAGCGGACACTTGTGGTAAATCGGAGTTTACCTTTCCCCTTGTCGGTAGTTGTGCGTATTCACTAACCAACTTTACTTTCATTTGTTCTTTCAAAAGTTCACCCCTAACATAACTAACGCTTTTTTCACGGTTTTATAATCTGCTCCTACTTGATAACTAATTGCCCTTAATGACATTCCAGCGTTATGCATTTGTAATAATGAATTTCCATCTAAATCGCTTGCACGTGTATATGTTTTCTGTGGCTTAGTACCTTTCAAACCCAAACAACATAACGCTCTGCCAGCACTTATATTTCCATACACACAAGCTGCTAATGCTAACCAATTAAGGTTATTGTCTGGCACAAACTCACTCATATTAACCGCCATTACTCCACTCACTTTCCTTATAGATACGGAAGAAATCATCCGCACTTAATACCACTAACCAAGGTTTATTGCTTTTCTTCCAAGCCACAATAGGTATATCGCCATTGTTTGCTTGTTTTGCATCGTGTTCAGCTTGCTCATATGCTTTACGTACATTCAAGTTTTCAACAAACTTTACTTCTTGATGAATGTTAGGTAGTCCAACACAGTCAGATGCATCACCTGTATTACCACAATACTGTGCAGTTCTACGGACTTTATCAAACCCATGCGACCTACACACATCACGCCACATTCGTTCGCCACGTTTTCCTTTGTCTTTACTGTTTATTGACATCCAGTCACCGCCTATTCTGCAAACTCCATTAAATTTGTTTGTACTTTTACATCGCTTAACATTTCTTCTTTTGCTTTAGCGTACATTCTTCTATCGATTTCAAACCCATAAGCACTTCTTCCTAATTCCATAGCCGCTCTTAATGTGCTACCACTACCAGCTACAGGGTCAATCACCACATCGCCCTCATCTGTGAATATTTCTATCAATCGTTTCAATACACTTACAGGCTTTTGCGTTGGGTGAATATTAGGAACGATATTCTTGTTATCACGTTTCCATTCAAAGTGATCAAATATCATTTTTTTGTTGTTATTGAATTTAGGCAACTTTTCACGATACAAAATTAATGCATATTCTGTAGCGCCTACAATACGCATATTTGCCTTTAAAACTTGCGCACTATAATTTTTGTTAAACGTGATAGGAATATAATTCTTAAACCCATGTTTTTTTGCATATTCGATAACCATTGGTTGTTGCTGATAACTACAAAACACTATCATGCATGGCGCTTGACCTCTTTCTTTAGGTTCTTTTTTTAACAACCTATTACAGAAATGAAAATACTCTGCAATGTTAAAGTTGTAATCAGAATTAAAGAATGCTTTACCAGCCTTTTTACTTTCCCCATTCTCGTTATTGCCATTTACATACCACATAGGATTACTTGCATAGGCATTGTTTCCTAGATTGTAAGGAATATCAGCAATAACTAACTGTGCCTTTGGTATTCCATATCGCTTAAAATTTTGAAAGTTATCATTAAATAGTTCTATTTTTATTACTACCATCTATTCACCCATTTCATACACCCAATTCTCATATAGTATTCCTTTTCCTTTTCGTTCAATTTAACAGAACCTTTTATTCGTTTTGCTCTCTTTACAAAACCGCCAAAATCATAAAGATTACCTCGAAAATCAAATGTATTTATTTCATCGATTAAGATTAAACCAGCATCACCAAGCATTTTATCGATTACTTCATAATGATCATCGTACAATTCTCTAGGTACTGCATAATACAAATACATAACATTGTGATTGTCATGGTAACGTGCTTTTTTGAAATCATTCCTAAAATCGTTTATATCAGTTTTGATTTCAACTTCTGTTAAATGCAAAGTGTTTAAGTTGAAGTAGATAAAGTCAGCCTCATAAGGTGGTTTCCCACTATCCCTCATCATCACATTTGGTATACATATATTTTTAAGAAATAGATGCCGTCCTAATGCATCTTGAATATCTCGTTCTGTCATTATCGTCTTATTTGCTTTCTTTCAATCTGAAACTTTCCGTAATAGGCACACCAGCCTCTGTTGGAATATAGATGATTTGGTCTTTACTATCTTTCAAAGTATCAACCCATAACCAATGGATGTAAGCCTCATTACCTTTCAATGATTGACCGATAATTTGATTGGCTTTTGCAGTACCCTCTGCACGTTTAACTTCTGCTTGTGCTAGGCTTTCCGCACTATCTAGTTTTGCTTTAGCCTCTAATACTGCAACTTGCCTATTCTGTTCTGCTCTAGCAAGTTCTGCCTCGCCTTCTTTTTGTTGTTGCCACACCATATACATCGGAACACCAAACGCAAAACTCCAAACTACCGCACCAATCACAACTACTACTAATAAAGCTGATACAATCTTATTCATGTTTATTTCTCCTTATCCTTAAAAAACACTAACCATACTGTTTTACCTCTACGTTGGCCAATTAGTGGTTCATGCGGTAACAAAGGTTTTACCATTGGCAATGTGATTTGTTCCTCATTCCATTTAAAGATTAGTGTTCCGTTTTGTTTTAACACTCGCCAACATTCAGCCAACCCTTGTTTAATATCTTCTTTCCACGTTTCATCTAATCTTCCGTATTTCAATTTTAAAAATGATGTATCACCAGCTTTTAATAAGTGTGGTGGGTCAAATACCACAAGGTGAAAACTTTCATCATCAAAAGGTATCTTTCGAAAATCTGCGATTACATCAGGTTTTACGATTAATTTCCTACCATCACAAAGTGTTGTATCTAATGTTCGTTCGTCCATATATACAGTTTCTTTGTGTTCCTTATCGAACCAAAACATTTTAGAACCACAACAAGCATCTAATATTTTCATATTGGCCACCTAGAACGGAATATTTTCATTAGTATCATTGTTTTCAAAGCTATCAAAGTTACTAGGTGCAGTTTCATCATTTGTTAATGATGTACCTACAAAATTGGCTACCACTTCTGTTACATATCGTTTTCGTCCATCTTGTGTTTCATAGCTACGTGTTTGAAGTCTGCCCTCTACAAACGCTCTATTGCCTTTTCTCAAATTTCCAATGCTTTCGCCTAGCTTTCCCCATGCTACGCAATTTACAAATGCAGTTTGTTCTTTGGTTTCGTTGTTGCTATCAATGTATGTATTGCTTGCTGCTACTGTAAATGTGGCTACTGCTTTTCCAGATTGTGTATAACGCACTTCTGGATCACGTGCCAAGTTACCCATAATTTGTACTGTATTCATTTATTCCTCCTATATCTTCTGTTCGATACACATTGTTCCTTTATATACCTTGATAATTTCCTCTAGGCTTTCAAAGGTGCGTGCATCTGCTTTCATAATCATTTGCATCTGTTGAGTTGCCTCTTCTTGTGTTTCCACGTTTAGAGGTATCTCAATGGTTATTACCATCTTTCGTTTTTTACTTAACAACTCATCACCCCTTACCAATAACTGATTTGATTTAATTCAGCATCTACTTCATCAACAAACACATCATAGTTAGGATGAATGTGGCAATCGACTGTTGCCTCATTCCGAATGATTTCAAGCAAGTTTTCAATCTTCACTCTTGCCTGTGCCTCGCTAGTTGCCATGACTTGAAAACTAACGTTAAAGCTAACATTTACACTTACATCAAACTCTTTCACTCTTTCTTTCATCTATCCCCCTATTGCTTGTTTCAATAACTCTTTCCCTTTGTCAGATATTTTGCTTTTGTTGATTATTTCTGTTGTATCTACTGGTTCTTTTGCTACCTCTACCAAGTTTCCAGTAGCGGTCATTTCTATTTGCTTTTGACCAGCACCAATCAATGCACGTTCACGTTCTGCTTTTTCTCTTGCCTGTAATAACAAGTGATTGTCTTTAATCGAATTAGACAATCTCAATCGCTCACGTTCCCTTGTTTCTTGCACTTCGTAGTTCTTAACAAACTGCGCCCTACATGACGTTTCGTTGAAGTTATCGCCGTTTTGAGGGTCGAACGATTTCCAAATTGCCCTGGCACATTGTTTCGTTAAACCCTCTAACTTGTCTAACCCTTTTTCATAGCCATATGATCTAGCTACTTGATACACTCTTTCCCATGCATCTTGTGCAGTAGGTAGTTCCTCATGTGCATTTACAAAGGCACTTAATGCGGAACATTCCTCTCTGATTTCTGCAATCGTTGGTAAGAATTTACATCTATCAATTAAATTATTCACCGCTTGTTCTAACGTAACTGGGTTAATATCTGATAGCTTATAAACATATAACTTCATGCGTTCCTTTGGCATATCAGTACTGTACGCTAGCTGTAACATCGATAGTGCTTTCACTATCTGTTGCTGATTGTTCATTTGCACCCCCAAACTCTTGCATTAAATCATTAACAACATCAATGGCTTGTTGTTTCTTACTCACTTTTACATTTCTGTATTCGCTACGCTCCCAAGTCCTAACAGCTGCTCTCCAATCTTTCATGGAGTTTTTGCCTACTTTCCAACCATTGCTTTCGTAGTAGTCATAAAATTGTTCAGCGTTTACATTGTTGTTTCTTTCAATGCAGTAGTCTTGTATTTCATCAATAGTAGGTTTAGTAAAAGTTTTACGCTTTGGTGAATGTGGTTTATCACATTCGCCCTCTATATCTAACCTATCCTTACCTAACCTATCCTTACCTAACCTATCCTTACCTATGGATACCGTTGGTATACCATTGGTATCCATTTGGTTGTCAGTTGGTATACCATAATCAATCA